TGGTGACCATTTAGCATGACCTAATTGTTTACGTCTAATCATACGACTATGGTTTACACCACATAATGCACAATGTCTATCTAATGGCACATACATTTTCTTGTTTAGATTATCTGTATCTGCGTTTGGATTTGTGTCGGTTGTTTCATACACATCCCAGCTATCCCCAGTTACTATCTGGGGATAGGGATATGCTTTGTCTTTGCTATACACGAGATATGTCAATCGCGTCTACTAATTCTTCGGCATTGTCACCGAAGACTAGCTTACCTGCAGTTTCTGGTGTGAAACCTTTAGCTTGTAAGTCAAAGAATTCTTTCCAAGCACGAACAGATATGCGTTCTTCTGGGTCATCAACAAGCGTAGTGTCATTGATAACATCGTGCCATTCCTTAGGGAATTGTGCTAATGCACTTGGATGTATAGTATTTACGTGAATCTTGACTGGAAACCTATCTTTCAATGCAAGTGGTAGACTTTCTGGTGGGCTGTTAGTTGTAGCAACAACTTGAAAACCTTCCGCTGGTCTAACTGTTTCCTTTGTGTCATTGTTAAGTGTCAACATAGCAATGTCTTGGTCATCTAATATAGCGTGCAAGAATGTCATAGCGTCTGGTGATGCGTGGTCAATCTCGTTGATAACCAATCTACCGCCATTACGCCAGGCTTGTATTGCAATACCATCGTGCCATTCAAATGTACCTGTACTAGATGGTTTGTAAAAACCTTCCAAGTTTGCAGAAGCTGTGTCTTCTGTCATAGTAATTTGAAATACATTAGCAAGTCCATCCATAGTCAATGGTGTACCTTGCTTAACTGCACTGTATGTTTTACCTGTACCTGGTGGCCCGTATAATAATACACGTCTTGATTTACCAAGTACTTGTTGTATTAATTTCCAACAATCGTTGTTAGTATTTGTCATAAGTTCCTTCCTTATTCTTCTTCCTGATAACCATTAGGTATCCATTTACAATAGACATCTATTTGATTATTATTTTTTCTTTGACACACAATAAATTTACCTAAATCTTTTAGGTGTTCTATATTTTTCTGTGTGAATTGCATTATATTTCTAGCTGTACCTGATATCCATCTTGGTGATGTGCCAATCACAAACCAAGTATCTGGTGTAGCTAATAGTACTTTTACTTTCTCATCACTGAGAAGCTTAGCTTTGTTACCTCTGCCTGCAGTCTCCGGTTTACCCGGTGTAGCTGCATACATACCTGTTGGTAATGTCATTCGTCTTGTCCTTTCAAGTATTCCTCAACATCGTTAGCTATATTGTCGCCTGATGTTATTGTATCTAGATTATTAATAGTCATATCCATTAGCTTATGTGTATCTTGTGTCAAGTGACATTGTATAGATGTTGGTTCTATTGATAACCAACTTCTAAATACACCACGTTTCTCACTATCTTGTCTAATCTGTTCTATCTCTGGTATAGTAAATGTTTCTTTACCTTCTGTTAGTGGATGCTCGGTCATAAAGTCTGTCATAACTTCTGCTCTAGCTTGTGTAACTATAGACATAGCTTGAACTATTGCTTGTAAATTAGTCACTGCGTCTACTTCTACTGCATATACTTCTGGTGTATCAAATGCATTTTGTTTATCATTGTGACTATCAAAACCTGCAAATGCTATAGACACTGTATAATTTTTTACATTACCTTGTGAATTTGCACGGATATGTCCTCCCATTATTCCTCACTTTCATACCAACTATCGTTGGCTTTGGATGCTTTTTGTATTTGGTATATCACTGCTTCGTGTAGCATTGAACACCAACCTTTTACTTTGTCGTCAAGTTTTTGATAGTCACTAGATTTAGCTGCGTTATCTAAATCATTTAATGTCCATACAATAACTTGTTTAAGTTGGTCATTGCTTAAGTTGTTAAGCATTTCGTCAACATCTGGTATAGCCATATACACTCCTCTCTTGTCGGCTGATTGCAAAAATGCTGAAGCCGACAAGAGAAGGGCATTTCTTATGTCGGCAACAACATTTATTTATGGATGTTACTCGGTATGAATAACTTGTAATCTACTTCCACCTATTCACAGCACGCTATGACGTACGGTTCATAATAGATTACAAGTTACTCACACTATGGACATCACTTGCGTGATGGCTAGTAAGGGGCCTAGCAGCGTGAGTAACTTTGCATTTCAAGTGAGTGTTTCCGTACTTGAACTGTCTTGTGCAATCGATAGTTTCTCTACCAAAAACCTTTTTTCTATTACATCATCTAGTCTACATTCCTCACATTGTTTGTAAGGTTTTTTAGTACAAGATAAATATGGACACGATAAATCTATATTGCTATAGTGTTTAGTGGTCACAATTACCTCCGCAAGTTGCGTCAAATTCCTCAGCTAAATGAAATACTTTTACATTCATATCGTGTCGTTTACACCATACTTGTAAATGTTCTTTGTCGCTAGTTAAACCTACTTCTAACATTAACCAATCACTTGGTGATACATTAGTTGGTCTTTCTAATTCACAATTTGTACAGTGTGCATACAACACTATGTTGTTAGGTGTAGTATCGAATTTAATTGACATCGAAATCTGCACCTTCTGGCATACTTGCAATAACACCTTTAAGTTGGTCGTGCATTGCTTGTGTTTTATCAATTGCTTCTTGTGTTTCTTTATCGTCCCAAGGATAATTGGTTACACCATTGCCATTATCCATTTCTATGCTCCAAGCATTTACCATTGTTAAGTCATACTTTCTAGCTATATGATTGAGTAATAAGAATGGTTCTCCCCAAGCAGAATCAAATGTTAATACAACTTTACCTCGGTCATTCTCATAAGTTTCATCTAAGATTTTAGTATCACAATCTCCCCATTTGGTTCCCCAGTTACGATACTGCCAATCAATTGGTTCATATGTACCGTGTTTTTCTGTAAGTTCTTCCTTAGTTATATCTAACATAGGTCTAGCACCTTCGTCATCTTCAAACCAGGCGTCAACTCGAACATCATCAAATGTTCTAGCACCTTGTCGTATCTTTTCAAATATCTTAGGCATAGGAAAACACTCGGTTAATTCGTATACTGTTACTTCATCTTCGTCCATAGTAATGTTGTTAGTAATAGTTTTCATAAAAGCTTTTACATCTACTTCATTACCTGATAATGTCACTGTGTTTTGTGTCCAGTTAGGCATTATTCTTCCTCCTTTATAATGTCGTTTACTACTTCGTTCATTTCCATAACGAATGTTTTGATATCGTCTGGTGCATTGTCGAATGCAAACTCGGTAAAATCTGTGCGTAATCTATCATTAGCCATAGTTCCTGCAAGTAAACTACGTAATAAATCTGCTGGATTATTACCTTGTTCTCTATCCTCGTCCATAAGATAGTCGAGTATAGACATTTGTACCATAGATAAAAGTTCTACCTTTTGTTCTATGTTACCTTCTTGATACATACCTTTTATAGCCATTTATTCCTCCTCATAATTTAATGTATCGAAACACTCATCGTGTGTCCCTGTTATTAATAGTTCTCTATCACCAATACTTAGTTCTGGAAAACATTCTTGAATTAACTTACCTTGGTTGTACCAAAACATACCTTGTGTTGGTATATCTAGGTGACTTACCTTGTTACATACAATACAAGGTTGTGTTTCAACTTCGTAAGTATCTGCTTGTATATCTTTACCTATTACTGTAAACATAATTCCCTTTCTGTTATATATATTCTGTCTGTCGATTGCGTAAGTGCAGAGACAGACAGAATATAATAGTCATTAGAATGGTATAGTATCATCCTCATAATCACTACGGTCTGGTTCAACCTCGATGAATATCTCATCTTTAATACCAAGATAATCTAAATCACTTTTGATTCGTGATTTCATTTGTTTATCTTGTTGGTTGTTGATAGCATAAGCTACCATATTTTCTAGTGTAGTTATTTGACTTTCATCAAATATACTATCTAGTGTTTCCATAGCTTTATGTATAGCTACTATGTCATATTTCTGTGGCGTGTCTGCCATAGTTATATCCTTTCTATTGTCGTTAATTGTATAGTTGTAACCAGGTGACAACCTGGAAAAAAAATTAAAATTTTTTATACCTAGTGTATACAAGGTGCCGAAACACCTTGCATACATAAGTATATGAATTACTCTGTAGGTAGAATACCTTCCAAAGTATCTATCTCAACACCAGGTTGAGATATTGCAGTCTTTACTGCAGAGCTAATTGTGAGAGCTTCGCTCTCATTATTAGCTTTATTATTAGGATGTGTTGGTGATTGTTTAGACAATTGCCAAGCACCTTCCTTGGATAAATGCGTTGGTGCATCTCTCCAAGTTTTTGACTGTTTGTCAAAGACTGGTAGCCATACCATATCGGAATACTTAGTGTATTCCTTGCCTGTTACTACGCATACGCGTGGTGCAGGCATTATGTTTTTGTTAGTTTTAGGTTCTACAACCTTTTCTTCACTCATCATTATCCTTTCATAATTGAGTTACTACATTGATATATATTTATATATCTGTCTGTTCTCTCGAACTCATAAAATGAGAGAGAGAACAGAAAGATATTTAATTATTGCAGAAGTTACAAGCGCATAACCAAACAAGATTATCATCTAGTTTAGTTAATACATAACTGCTTTCGCACATATTGTAATCCTTTCCGATTTCATAAATCGTAAGGAAAGGATTACTATTGTGTAAAGCATTATGATATTGTCTACGCATAATGGAACTTAAAACAACTACATAGTCTTTCATTTTAATATAATATCCTTCTATCCGACTTCATAAGTCGTAAGGATAGAAGGAATATTATATTTAAAGACTATGTGTAGTTTAAGTTACAATATATGCTTGACATATATGGTATGACTACCATATGTCAACCTTGACGTCTTTCTTATAGTACGTAAGGTCTAAAAAATATGTTGGTAATCTTTACAGTATGTTAAGAAGAAACCCTGTCAGTAACTGCCTTTTTGAGCGTGAGCGGGCATAGACAGATGTGAAGCTGATTAAACTTTTTCTAGTGTCCTTGAGTACTGCCTTTGTCTTTCTAGTTTACACTCTCACGTGTCAGCAGCTTTCGATGTCCCGGTCACCACTTTACTTGTAACAAAATACTACAGTTTAATGTTTGTAATAAATGGAACTATAGCATATAATTCTCACTATACAAACATCTACAGAAAGATAGTTAAAAATGTCGACAAACCTCATATGCATAGCCGAAGGTTGCAGGAAAAAATTACGAGGTAGACAACGTAAATTCTGCTCAGGGACGTGCCAGAAGCGTCAATTTGCCCGTGACAAGCGACATAATGATAAAGTGGACTCCAAGCCCATAAATAAAGAGTACAATAGTGATACAGGGGATTACGCATCAGTGCGTAGAGGACAGTACTACCGAGCTTTCGTAAGCGAAGGTATAGCTGAAACAGTTGCAACTGGTGGGATAACGGTAGCTGACGCAGCTTCCCTCCTTGGTTGCACTTCAGCTACTGTTTCCCGCATGCTTGCTGCCTACAAAATAGATAGTAGAAACGAAATAGCTGCAGAGGATTGGGAGCTATCTGAAGATGCAAAGTCCGCATTAGAAAATTTTTCCGACTTCCGACACAAATACTTTAGAACAGAACTAGGAAAACATTATGACACCGCAGATTTTCATAAGAATTGGATTAATAATATTATAGATAGTATAGAAAACGGTAAAGAGTTATTAATACTGTCACCCCCCAGACATGGAAAGACTGAATTATTAATACACTTTGCAGTATATCAAATATGTAAAAACCCTAATACACGTATTATGTGGGTAGGTGGTAACGAAGATATTGCAAAGAATGCACTATCTGCTGTCTTGGACGTATTAGATACTAATGAAGAATTACAAGAAGATTTCTGTCCACCTGGTACAAACTTTAAACCAGATAACAGGTCAGGTAAAAACTGGTCACAAAATCAATTTACTGTAGGTACTAGAACTGTTGCAGGTATTAAGTCACCTACAATGGTTGCTGTAGGTAAAGGTGGAAAGATATTATCTCGTGACTGCGATATTATTATTGCTGACGACATTGAGGACCATCAAACAACTATGCAACCTGGTGCAAGAGAATCTACAAGACAATGGTGGACTACAACACTATCAAGTCGTAAAGAGGAACATACTGCTGTAGTAGTAATTGGTTCACGACAGCATCCTGATGATTTATATAATCATTTACTTGAATCAGATAACTTTACAAGCATAGTAGAAACAGCACACTCATTAGATTGTCAATTACCAGAACATTTAGAAGAAGAACACATTAACTGTATGTTATGGGCTAACAAACGTAGTTACAAATGGTTAATGTCTAGGTTACACTCTGCTGAATCTACAGGTGGTAGACAAACATTCGAAATGGTTTATTACAACCAAGCATACGTAGAAGGTACACAAATATTTACTATGAACATAATTGACCAATGTATGCGACCTGACTTAGTACTAGGACAAGTATATAAAAATTTATATTTAGTTGCTGGACTAGACCCTGCATCAAGTGGCTACCAAGCAAGTGTATTGTGGGGTATAGACCAGTACAGAGGTGAACTTTATTTAGTTGACCTAGAAAACAAACGTGGTGGTGGTATTAGAGCTGCATTAGACCAAATGGCTGTATGGTTACATGATTATGATTGTAGACATTGGATAGTAGAAGAAAACGGATTTCAATCTGCTATACGACAAGATGCAGCTATAAAAGAATTTACTTTACGTACAGGTATAACAGTACAAGGACACATGACAGGTAAAAACAAACATGACCCATTGTATGGTGTTGGAGCTATGGCTGATTTATTTGAAGATAGAAGAATACATCTACCTACTGGTGATGGAGAATCTAACGCTAAAGTACAGAAATATAGGCAACAACTGTTATACTTTGATGGAAAACCTGTTTCTAAAAGAAACAAAGAGA